GCTTCAGGCATTGCAATATCATTCTCTGCGAAGAGTTCTATGATTTCATCATATTCTTCTTCTGTAAGACATTCGTAAAATTCTGGTGGGCATTCAGTCATTTTAATTTTGTGTTACTGATATTGAACAACCACCAACTGTATAACAATAGTTGGTGACACTATATGATTTGTTTTGATGACTTGCCTGAGTTATATCTACATCTGTTGGTTCTGTTCCTCTTAATATAACAGACATGTAATGGTCACCATTCATTTTTTGAATGAGGTCAACATCATTACCATCGGTGTAAATATCTAAATTGATGTATTGACTTCCGCCTTCTCTTTGAACTGTATAGATGTCGTTGTCATCTCCTTCGAGGTGTAACCAATATTCATGTCCTGAGGAAGAACTATTTGTTCTTTGTGTCATAAGAATAGTATTATCATCACCTGTGATGTTTAGATGAGCAAAGGTGTTTCCGTATTCTGAATTGTCTATAGAAAAATTTCCACCAGTTCCAACTTGATAACCTTGACCAAGTTTAAGAACATTTCTATCTCCCCAAACTCTTCTAATTTCTAAGATATTTGGTTCTGTTCCGTTACCTCTATCTCTTGCTTGTTTTATGATAACAGTATTATCTACACCATCAATTCCTTCTGATGATGTCCATTGTTTGATTATGTTGTCGTAACCGACTTGGGTTATATCGAGTTCGAAGTTATCTCCCTCTTGTAGAATTGTGATTTCATTATCATCAGCGGAAACCATAGGGGTCAAAAAGACCCCTATAATTAATGTCAATATTGATTTAGTTATATAATCCATAGTAATATCATCGTTAAGATAACTCCTTTACCGAATGCTAACCATATCATATGGTAATCATCTAGTCTCATGGCTTTTTGAAATCCAACAATTTGAGTTTCATGCCATTCACGGAGTTTTGATAACATATCTATCATACGACCTCCTCTTTTTTTGTTGTCGTAGTTATATTTAGTTAGATTGGTTGATGTAAATGAAGATTTCATCACCACCATTTACTGTTATAACACCCTCATAAGTTGGAACTCTAGTGTCTAATCTTACTGAGGCACCTGGTTGAAATACCAATCTTATCTTTCCTTCAACCTCTCTATAGAATACAAGACCACCATCTTCAACAAAAATGTTGTATTGTGAGTCTGCATTCTTACCAAAATCTGCACCTTTTATATTAAAATCTGATGCACCAACTTTGGTTGCTTGTCTATCTTCTAATTGTTCTGTTGTTTTAATTAATTCTTCAACAACATCTAACATATCAACCAAGAAATCTGCATCTAAAAAGTCTATGTCAATTGAACTATATCTTGCATCATAGTTTGGGTCTTCTGCATATGAATCATAATCTCTTTCTAGTTCATTGAACTCTAAGAAATCTACATCGAGTATTCCTTGGTCTTGATTATTGTCTTCTCTTGCCTGTTCTTCTACTGCTTGTTCTACTGCAGGTGGTGGGGCAACAATAAACATATTGTCTATTTGATTGACTGTTAAATTTGTTATCGTAACAGGTGATGTTGGTGCCGAATCAAAACTCGAAACCATTGTTGCTTGAAATGCCTTATCTAAGACTATTTCTCCACCATCGTTTATTACTGTTATTTCTCCTGATGCATCACCAAATCTATCAGGAAGCAAAACTATCAAACTCCTTCCGAGTTCGTCAATGGTTGTTGTAAAATCTGTCCCACGGATTGCTATTTGTGCCGTAGGTGTTCGTATGTCTATATTAGACTTGTTTATTTTTTGACCTGCACCTGAAGCGAATCTTGCCGTGCCTTGCATCATTCTCAAAGACATCTTAGATAAACTAGGATTTGGGTCGTAGTATACTTCGTCTATGTATACCTGTGTATGTTCTGTAAGTGCAAGTTCCTCATCATCAAGGAACTCTATCAGCATTCTGCCGTTACCTGTTATTGCCTCATCGTAGAGAACAATTCCTGTTCCAACATCATTGCCTATTTCTGTATTGTTTCTAAGAACTGAACCTATGCCAGTTGATTCAACAATATCTCCAATGGGGTCTGAATGAACGGACCCCATGAAGAGTAAACTGCTAAGAATCGTTAGATGTATCTTTCTGATTGATTTGGATAGTGGAGTTATCACTTGTAATGTCCAAAGTAATCTCACCTTTACAAGTAGAAATACCTGTTGGGCATGTTCCACTTAACTGATTGATGTCTACATCTGCAGAATCACCATTCAATTCAAAAGTGATGTTATGATAAGCACCATCTTTTTGCAATGTGTTGATGTTGTTTGAAGCACCTGTTATATCAAAATTCCAGGTTGCATCATCTGATTCAACATCTACATCAAAAATATTGGAGCTACCAATTACTATTAAATCAAAATCTAACCTCTCTGCTTGTGCAACTGAACCTTGGTCAAAGTCCATTGTGTTTGAGTCACCAGTTATGTCTACTAACATATTTGTAGAATCAGAAGAACCAGTATCTCCAATTAACCAATCAAACACATTACTATCACCATTAAATTCTAGTGTGTAAGATGAAGAATCGGCTGTCAATGTTCCATAAAGTAAGTTCTCGTTACCTAGCTGGTCGATGTTGAAAGTCAATGAAGAACCTGTTATCGGCATCGCAGAGGAACCATCTGCAAAATTGTTAAGTCCCATTTTGTTACCGTAACCAATCTGGTCGATATATAAAACTAAAGTATCACCAGACTGAGTGATGTTGATTTCATTGTCATCATCAGCAGCTGCAAACAGAAAAGGTGTAGAAATAAATATACTTAGCGCTAATAGATATTTTTTCATTTTTCTTTTCCTTCTATTTCCCAAAAGCCCCTATCATGCCCTTGGTGGATTAATTCGAACACGGCCGCTTCAATAGCAGACCTTGTTGCATATGTCACCGACTCATTATTTCCCACTCCGTCCTCGAATTCAACTAATTGTGTTCCTTCTTCAATGAATCGAAACACATCGCCTCCTCCGCCATAAGAAAGGATAGTCTTTCTTGTTTGGACATTCAATAATACTTCACCAGTAAGAACTGATACCGCCCTTAAAGAAACTGTAACGGCATCTTTTCTATACATTCTACTCATACCAATCCCTAATGTTCTGGCACCTCGGCCACCACTTTCAAGATTGGTATCGTAACCAATAATTCCACCCTCGATAATCATTCCTGCAAATAAAAGTGGTGCAACACCTGGAGATTCCTCTCCCTTTTTCTTTGCAATGTCATCACGAGCAGACCTAATAATTTGTCTTTCTCTTACTAGGTTGTCTAATCCTTGCCTCTCAACTACACGGAACCATGTTCCACCTCCAGCAGTTTTCAAAGCATCAATTAACATCTCAGTGCCACCTTGTGTCACTGCAGTGGAGAAGTCTGCTATACCTTCTCTCGCTTTTCTCTGGCCAGTTTTATCTTGGAAAGCATAAACCGCCACCACTGGTTTGTTTTCAGCAGGTGGTAATTCAAGCAACTGAATGTAAGATGGTAGTCTTACATTTTCAGGTGCATCAACACAAATATATTTTCGTGCTAATTGTTTCTTGACTGCCATAGTCAAGTGTCTATCTAGACCCTCAGCATACTTTCCTGCTTTGTCATTACAGTCTTGTGGTTCATCTGACCATTGTGGTATAGATGCACAACCTGTAAGGATAGCTAAAAAACTAACCGCCAGAATTCGTATCATCACCACTCCCAAAGTTACCACTACCAATTGGTATTTCAATGACTGTAGATGTACCATCTTCTGCGACAATAGTCATCTTAATAAACTCTGTTCCATCAGCGTTTGTGATTACCTCATAGGTAACCGTTGAACCTTCTAAGACGAATGACCCATATCTTACAGGGTTATCGTTACTGAACATGTTCTCAACTAATTGTTTCGACATCTCAGCATAGATTCTACTCTCTAAGTTTCTAATGAACTTAGCTAGCGTTGTGTTCTCTTCTGCCCTTTGTGCAGCTTTCTCTGCAGCCTCTAGAGCATCACGAATCTGTTTCTTACGTGAGTGTTCTTGGTTCTCAATCGTCAAGAAATGTGAACCTGTTCCTATCCCACTAAAACTAGGATTCTTAAACTTATGTACTATCTCCGTACCGTATGCGCTTGCCGTAAAGCACATTATCATTACCGCTACTATATTTCTCATTGTCCACCTCAATTGCGTGTATTAGTTCTACACCCTTTAAATAATTTTTAGAGTCTACTTCGGGTTTTAACGAAGACCATTTTCCCATCTTCGGTGGCCATGGACACTTCGAACACATATCCAAAGGTTTCCCACGTTCCACAAACTCTACTAACTCATCGCCTGTTGTATACTCTTGTATGTCTGAGTCTTCATTCATTGATATTGTACAATGATAGAGACCCTTGGTAGTCAATGTTAAACAGTTATCTTTCTGCCAACAGTTGTTCCAGTTTTCCTCTGCAGTAGTTCCCGATGGTGTTAGACCATCTCTTGTTTCCGCAACACCATATTGTTCAAACGTGTGTTGTGGCCAAAACTCTAAGAGTGTGTGTTGTGATAATTTTTCCTCAACACCCGTCTCTCTCATCTCGGTATCTACTGGCATGTTCGGATACACCGAAACGATAACATGGTCAACCAATTTAAGTGTTTCCACTACGTTAGGTTTTAACAGCAACCCATTTGTTACCACCGTCAACTTTTTGAATACTATACCTTTATATGCAAGTAGTGTACCAATTATGGTATCAAACTCTTTATGAAGTGTTGGTTCTCCTCCGAGTACCTTTAACTCTTCAAGTATAACATTCAACCCGTCTAACTTTGTTATCAGTTGGACTACGTCCTCTACGGTCATATGTCCAATTGTAACTCTACCATTATAATCTAATACACTACATCCTTTGCAGTGTAAATTACAGGCATTAATAATGTATAAGTCGTAACTACCCCTTAGTAGTTTTCTTTTGTTGTTCTTCAAAGGCCTTCTCTTTTTCTGCATCTTCAAGTACCTCTTGTCTAGCTCGATACTCTAACACTACATCAACTTTCTGCTGTAACCTAATCATATCTTGGTCAAGCATTCTAGTTTGGTCTATGACTCTAATGAGTGCCATATGCATTTCTTCAATCTGTGGGTCAATCTTTTCACCAATGAACCACCACACATAATATATGAAGTAACCTAAACCTACTGCCATGATAACGGGAAACCCGAAATCACTAATCAGTTGTGCTACATCCATACTAATCTCTTCGGACATCTAACTTACCATCCTCTAGAAAATTTTCTGCACGTGCGACTCTATCAATGTCGGGTCTTAAATCTAAAGCTGCCGACACTAACAAATCTATTTTAACCATCTCATTTGACATGGTTCTGGCACGATTCTCTAAACTATTACAGAATATCGTTAACGTCTTTATGTTATCTACGATACCTTCAAGTATCTGTTTGATAACTATAAAGATGAAGAACCCCATAACTAGCGAACCTGCTATAGGAGCTCCGACTTCCGCAATAAGATTAAATATCTCTTCCATACTGCTATTTATACAAATAGCTCTCTGGCATTAAAAAAAAGGGACTCATAGAGTCCCTAGTAAAATTTGACGAAAGACAAATAGGTTATTTAGCAGAATGTATCTGCTTTACCACTTCCGCTTTAGTACCGCTTTTCTTAACCTTAATGCCTTGTTTTTCAGCGAGGTCAAATAGTTGTTGCTTTGTAAGTTTTTTTAACTCTGCAACTGAGGGCTTTGAAGAGGTTTTCTTCACTACCTTTTTCGGTTCTACTGCTTTACTTTCTTTGTTGAATAATGACTTCAACCAATCTAAGATAAACATAATATACTCCTACTGTTACGTTTTTAATTTATTTATTGTTGCTTTGCCTTACCGATGTTTAAAGCACACCAGTCTAAGACTTTATAAGCCTTCTTAACCAATCCATCATCGATTGGTGTTGGTGTTAAGGCTGCAACTAAAGATGCGCCCATTACCAACCAAGGAATCACTTGTACCCATGCTATAACCCATTGTAGAAATTCTAACATAAAATTCTCCTATTAAGTTATTACAGGAGCTATTTAGGAATTTGATGACCCAATAGTGTATTTAGTGGTCAATTTCCACTCGTTCTTCTCTTTAAATGGTATAATTTTAATTTGGGATAGAGGTGCTTGTAGTGCAATCTTAGAAGGGTCTAAGATTTTAACTAACTTCCATTGCTCTAATAGTTTACAGATAGTGTTCCTACGAGATAGGTCACTCTCTGTTATGCTTGTTTGTTTTCCATCTAATTGAAACAATTCTTTGAAGTGTACTATGTAGTACTTGCCTCTTTTGTGTAGTATGTGACACGACTGAAACAATTCCTTTTCTCTTCGTGAGGCAATACCTATACGTGACAACGTTTCCCTAATCTTAAGGAAGTCGTCCTTTTCTTCAAATGTTATTTCAACGAGAGATGAGATTAATAAGTAATCTTTTTCAGTCATTATCTTTACCACCAGTTTTCATTCTTTTTTTCAATTGTCTGTATTGAGATTCGGATAGTACATTTACGTAATCTTTAGCTACTTTTGTACTTACTCCGTAATACTCCTTAACAGTATCGATTTTCACACTTACAGATGGTTTCTGCCACTGTGAGAATCTTTGTCGTTTCCTAAGAGTATTTAGTAAAAACACATATTGAAGACGGTTATCTGTACCGTGTCTAGTGTTCATCTCGTTAGCGAAAAAAAGCGAATCTTGGTGATAAGATAAAGCTTTGTTGGTTAGAAATGGTGCATATGATTTTTCTGCTACATCGTCTACCATGATATCTTTCTTATCATGGGACACAGATTTTACAAAATCAAATGGGTTTTGTTTGGACATTAATTGTGTCTTATGTAAGCGTTGAGTAGTTCAGCGCCTTTAAGTTCTTTTCCAAATGTGTGGATTAGTTTTCCTTCTTGATATCTTTTGATGATGCCTGAATTGAACTCATGGTCTGTTACAGCACCAGCATCAGTATCTTGTGGACGGTCATCATACCACATAGATTTTAATGAATGAACTTGAATACTTTTAGTTTGTTTTGCCCATTCTTCAGCTGCAATCTTGTCTCTTTGTAACTGAACTCTATCATCGTACTGAGTCATGTGTTATCTCCATCCGTAGTTTTTACTTGGTGTTTCATAAACAATTTATTTGCTTGTCTTTGAAACGACTTCTCAATCATTTTATCAAAAATGTTTCTAAACCATTGTCTTAATTTACCCATCTTTAAATTTACACTCCGTCATTATCTCAGTGAGACATGCAACAAAGTTAATCTCACTATCCATTGCAAAAGCAGACTTGTATTGATAGTCTGCAATAATTAATACACATGCTGGAACACTAGATGGTTCCAATCTTTTTTCAAGTGAATCGAACACTTTCCTGTATAGTGTATTGAAATCGTTGTCTGAGTTTTGACCAACCCACTTTCTCATGCCACTCCAGTTCTTGTCCTTAATCATATCAACAAGTGGTGTAAGTTTCTCTTCACTGAGTGTTGCAAGTAGACCAGTGTCTATGACTCCACCAAGCGTCTGAAGTCGGGAAAGAATCTCATAACAAGTTCAGCAAGAACTTTTGGTTCGTATGTGATTCCTTCATCTGTACAAATGGACATCAACCTTTTCATAAAGTCTGAAGCAAGGTCGGGTTTCTCTGAAGGTTTGATTGTGAAATCAATAACTGTTGTTCTTGAATGCAGTGGTGTAATGATTCTGTTCTTGTAATTACAAGTGAAGATGAATCTACAATTGGAAGAGAACTCTTCAATAAAGTTTCTCAGAGCAGGTTGAACTGAGTCAGCAGAAATGTAATCTGCCTCATCTAGAATCACAACCTTAGAACCACCACTGAGTGACATTGTAGATGCGAAGTTTTTAATTTTTGTTCTGAGTGTGTCAATAAGTCTTCCTTCGTCTGACCCATTGATTACGATATAGTCAGCACCCATCTCATTACACAATGCTTTTGCAACTGTTGTTTTACCAACACCAGCAGAACCACATAGTAAGAGATTAGGTATTTCGCCTGACTTGACGAACTTTTTGAACGTATCCTTTAGATGTTCTGGCAGTATCGTGTCCTCAATTGTTTGAGGACGATACTTTTCTACAAATAAAAATTCGTCTTTCATAGAGATGAACTCCCCACCGAGTTCACAGTGCTATCCACCCTTGAAGATTGATGAGATTGGATAACTCCCGTGTATATTGCAGAGACTAGTACAATACTCACACTAATATATAGGTTAAATATCATATTTTGAATCGGGTTCTAATGCAATAAAGTATTCCAAATCAATATCTTTGTTCTTAAAGTTACTGATTCCTTTACTTGATACTGTTACACTGTAGTTACCTTCAAGCACTTTTAGATTCTCAATCTTAAAGTTCATAGAGAACTTGATACCATTACCAGTACCAACAGTTCTACTGAAAGAGTTTGAAGTGTCATTCTTCTTATCTGTAACTTCGAGTGATACTGTAGTACCATCTGATTTGAGAATCAAATCATTAACACCTAGAACACTTGCAGCCTTGTTTAGGTCGTTCAACAGTGTTGAAGACACATCAAATGATACTTCTGCATCTGGCATTGTAATCATTTTATCAGGCGAAGTTACCATACCTTCACTTGCAAAGAAATAATTCATTGATGAATTGCTGTCTGCAATACTCAAAGAAGATTCATTGAACTGAAAGTCGGGGTCTTCCAATAAAGAAGTTGCACCCAAGAATTCTGGCAGATTGTAGATACTGAAATCTTGAGGAAACTCCTCAGATACAGTTGCAACTGCAAGAATGTTTTTCATATTAGAGATTGTTTTCAGTTGGTTGCCCGAACTAACTTTAATCCCTTGGTTTATTGTTGAGAAATTTTTTAAGACATTCCTCGTGTCATCACTAATTTTCATCACTACTTAGTCTCCTTATAAACATCGTGGTTGTACAAAGCAAGGAACCCATAATGGATTACCTTGAGAAGGTCAGCACGATTATAACCATCCTTCTTACCATATCTCTGAGCGTATTTCATTACGTTCCCGATACAAAATCCTTCACCGTGTCCACCATCCATAATAAACTCAGTCGCCTGAAACTTATCCTTGGAATAGTGAGCACCATACGTTGAATCAACATAAGAAGCGAACTCCTTTAGAAGTTCGCTCTCGTTGTATTTGTAATTAATCTTAGACATGTTATACAGTATACTCTGAAGTGTCGTTTTCGTCAACAGGGTTTTCTGCATTCAAGTCTACTCCAGCATCAATCTTGGAGTAGAGGTCGAGAATACTATTTCTAGTTTCTTCATCGAACCTTGAGATACACATTGTGATACACTTCAGTTTGTCGTTGAACATTCTGTAAGCATTGACAATGTGAACAAGT